GGTCGTCTCCAGGAATGGGCGGGGGTTTGCCTACCCTACAGGAGCCTATCGGCCATGCAAGTTACAGAGTGCATCAAGACGCTAACGGCCGACGACGCGCACGCCACCTCCGGAAACGCCCAGCACCGCCTTCGCCCGCGCCCATAGTTGCAAACGCTCGTCCAGCCCGTTCAGCCCGCCATTGATGCGCCGGGTAATGGTGGTGAACTGGTCTTTGTCGGCGAGTTCATTCAAACCATTGCTCTGCCAGAACCAGGCAGCGGACTCACACGCCCATTGCGGCCGCTCCAGCAGTTGCGGTTGCTGCAACAGGCGGTCGTCGCCAAACAACGCTTGGCTGCAGGCGAGGTAATTGCGCCGCCCCGTGATCTGGATAAGCCCCCTGCCCCGGTACTTCTGGCCATCGCCGTCGGCCTCGGGGGTGTTGCCCAAACGCGCCGCCAGGGTGCCGGTGTCGTATTTGCTCAGGTATTGATCGCTGCCCAGTTCTCGCACATAGAGCAACTGGCCGGATTCGTGGCCGATTTGGGCAAGAAATGCGGCCATGCGCTCAGGTGTGATGATTTGGTGGTGTGACATGGCCGCGTTTAACGCAGAAATGAAAACGCCGGCTTTAAGCCGTGAGCGTGGTAAGACTTTAACTAACTGTTGCTCGGACAGGACCATGTTGCCCTCCTCGGCGCTTCGAAATGAAGATCGAGCTTTGAGTACCGCACGAACTCAGGCGTATTTTTCATTCAGTGCATACAAGATCGCGCAGGTTTCGCAATCCAGCACGCCATCATGGTTTTCAGGCCGAAAGTGCAGTTGAAAAGCCCGTACCAGCGCACTGAAAAAACCATCAGAAATGGGCGTTTCAATGCCATAGCCATAGCGGGAAAACGCCTGAACCACTTGGTCACGCTCAGGAATTTCGCCACTGAATTGCTGGAGGTATTTGTCTTTGACTGAATCCTCGTACCAGGCGCCGATACCTGCCTGCGCAAGGTCTTTCCAGGGAAGCTTGGGGCCGGGGTCTGATTTGCGACCGACCGCAATATCGGAATGGCCTACCACGTTTTTCGGCGACATGTCCGGGTAACGTTGCAGGATGTTCCTCGCCAATTGCTTGAGGGCTCTGATTTGCGAAGCCTGGTAGTCAGGGAACGTGAAAACGCCGTCGACATCCGTGGCCTGGTTAACAATCTCGATACCGATAGAGGTGTCGTTCAACCCTGAACGATCGGCCCACTGGCTGACACCTGCGTGCCACGCACGGTCCTCTTCCGCCACCAGACTGAAAATCTTCTGCCCTTTGAAGCCCGCCGCAATGTAGCTCGGATCGATTGGATCCGGGATCAGATAATGCGCACTTGCAGCCCCGGTGGTCAGCGATTTGACCGAGCCAGAAAAGTCCAACGCGGTGTAGTGCAACACCAGGAAACGTACACGTTTGCCGTAAGGTTTAAGCGTGCGATAAGTGTTGTAGTCAATCGTAAACATAGAGCCTCCCTTTTTCCTATCCATCCTTTAGCTATTACGCAGCACACGCGCCTTGAATTAACCGCACGCAAATGCTGCGACCTGGCGCTCTCAGAGACGATGAAGTTCAATATAGTGCTCATGTGTATTCACCTATGGAGTCGAATGACTTGTCGCGGAAGATTCCGCTTTCATGTCGCTCAAAGGCGATTGCTCGAGGCTCGCAGGCTTCACATGCTTCAACGTCCCGCATCGGGAACATTTGATCTGGAGCTCTGTAAACCCACCCGTGCGGGTGAGAAGTCTTTTGCAGTTACCGCATCTGAATTCTTTCAACACCTGCAAATTCCTTTTGCTGAATTACCCTTTCCGTGGGCAATAAAAAACCCGACACAATCGCCGGGTTTGTTAGCTGATTTTACTCAGTTGTCAGGATGCTCGCTCGCTACTGAATCAGCGGCGTCCACATCCGACATATCCTCTTCGAGAGGTGCATCGTCGTCAGGCGGCAGCGGGATCTTGTCCTCATCACGCCTTGGGTCATGCCCTGTCTCGTTATCAGTGCCGCGTGTGACTTCCTGCTGAGAAATATTGCCTGGCGCATTCTTATCGATGTCCATGCTGACTCTCCGTTTTTATGCTCGGGATATCCGCGCTTGAACATGAGAGGCTGGCAGGTCATGGTCAGTGCCAATCAATGGACGAACGGCTTGGGGCAAACGTCCCCGTTCAATGGCGAGGCCTGGAATTAACGATTGATAGGTCCGAAGGTGAGCCCTTTCAGGAACCAGCGCTGCTCTGGTGTAATCGAGTCGGCCTGTTTTGCATTTTCGATTTCGGTAGCACCGATCTGCGCGTAGTAGGCGCATGGGGAAAATTAGGCAATAAAAAGCCCAGCGCGACGGCTGGGCTCTATTACGCAAGGAGTTAGAAGATCATGGAGTCCAGTAAGCAATCTTGCCGCCTGCACCAACAGCGATAAAATTGCCGTTGCCGTAGGCGACGCTCCGGATATCGGTTCCTGCGAAAGTGTTGGCTTGCTGAACCCAGCCGATCCCATCCTCGGAAACGGCTGTCTTGCCGCCGTCGCCGACAGCTACATACTTGCCATTACCGTAAGCAATGTCGCGGATGATGGTTCCACCGAAACTGGTATCTGCAACAGCAGTCCAGTTAAGCCCATCGGGTGAATATGCCATCTTGCCATCCGCACCAACGATAAACATTTTCCCGTTGCAAAGCTTCATGGAAAGGATGGTGCTAGTGCCGAAGGTGCTGGTTACGGTCGAGAATGATTGCGGATTACCCGTCGCCATCTTCACAGCGCTAAGCAGCTTCCCATTCGATCCCGCAACCAACACAAAAACGCCAATGACGTTGACGCAGTACACAGTCTCGTCAGAAGTGAAGGTCGTAGTACGCTCCACCTGACCTGACCAATCCCCATAGCGGGAAAAGACTTTACCGTTAGACCCAACCAGTATCCAGGTCGCGTCGCTGCCGGAAATTGGCTGATAATACACAATGCCTTGCAAGTCTCCGGACGCGCGAACAGTTGCCGTAATGTTTGTCCAAGCCCTTTCAGGGCGTGCTGTGCTGCCGTAGGCCACATTGCCGGATTGAGAAACGGCTTGAAGCTGTGTCCCAAGACCGTTCCAGTACAGGTCATTGAGGACCTTTGCGCTATCAGAGGTGACGACGTCCTTAAGCTTGGTCCACGCTGTACCAGTCGCGCCTCCGCTGACAAGCTGAGTGGTTGTGGGAAGACCGTTGCCACCAGCCGCATAAAACTTGCCGTCCCCAAAAACCACGCGCCTAAGCATGCCGGTGTTATCCACCGGTTGCACTTGGGTCCAAAGATCTTGCAAGGTTTGAGACGCTGAGTTTGCGTTTTCCATATTAAACTCCGTTACTGAGCTGATTTAAGTTCAGGCCTCTATATTGGGCGTATGGCGCTCATGGGCGATGGCTCGAGGCGCGTGGCCTTCACATGGTTCAACGTCCCGCAACGGGAACATTTGATCTGGAGTTCTGTAACCTCACCTATTCGAGCAAGGAGTTTTTTGCAGTTTCCGCATCGAAGCTCTCTCAACATAAGTTCCTCCAACATCAGTGAACTGCTGCTTCGAATGACTTACCTGTTCACGCCGACAACCCATTCGCTGTAATCGAACTGCGATACCCAGTCACCGGATCGCCAACATGCACCACCTGTTTCATCGACCACTGGCCCTGCATATACGAAGGCCAGGTTTCATCCAGCACCAGCAAGCCCTCAGCGGCCAGCAGCGGGTTGCCAGGGCAATCGATCACCAGTTTCAAGCCTTCGCGTCCCACACGACGCAGTTCGCCTTCAGCCACGGCACGCGCCTCGGCTTGGTTCTGGCAGCGCTGACGCAAAGTTTTGAACGGGGCCACCCCCACCTCGACTACCTGCTGTTTGCCACCTGCGGCATCCCACCAGGTCACGCGGCTGCCCATGTATTTGGAGCGAGACGTTTCGTCGAGCTTGGCAGTGATGAAGGCCTGGTCACCGGGGCGGTTGTCCTGGGTCACGGACAGCTTCACCTGCGGCAATAATTGCCCGGACAGCGATTTAACCTGCCCCGCCTCGGCCAGCACGTACAGCTCGTTGATTGGTTTGGTGACCGCGCTGTAGCGCTTGGCAAGGCGGGTGATGAACGCCATGTCGCTTTCATTGGACTGGTCGATATGGGCAATCGCAATGCCTTCCAGCGCAGGAGCCACACGCGGTGAAAACCCGTGGCGACTGACCAGTTGGCGAAACAGTGCGCCCAACGTGGTTGGCCCGTAACTGGCCGACCGTCGCTGACGATAACCGCTGGCGTCGAGCATGCTGAAAGGCGCGGCTGTCGCCACGATCATCAAGCGCATGGGAAACAGCACGGGCGTGCGCTGCGTGATCACAAACTCGCCTTTTTCCACCAGCGCCGACTCCTGATAACCCACGCGCAAACCGATCTTGCCGCTCAGGCTGGGCAAACCTTCCAGCCCCTCGATATTGAGGGTCAACTCCAGCCGGTCAGACTCGATACCTGCGGCGTCGGTATGGCTCCAATGCATCAGGCGTTGATTGAGCAGCGCGGCATTAGCGCCATAAAACTCCACGATCGGCGTAAATCCCTGTGCCATGTCGCCTCCTTAATCCCACGCCAGAACAGGCCGCACAGCAGCCGGCCGCGTTTGCATTTCCGGCACGATGACCCACACACCGGCGGGCAGTACCGGCCCGTACTCGGCAAGCTCGGGGTTCAGACGCCAAAGGGTTTCTTCCGCCGCGTCATCGCAACGGCCCAATTCGCGGTAGAGCAACAGGTTGACCGAATCACCGGCAATACTTCGCACTCTACGCATTGACGAATTCCTCTAATTCCAGGGTCCAGGTCATGAGCATGGCGGTGCCGTCGTCGATCACATTGCTCTGGGTTTCCACAACTGAATTGATCCGCCACAGGCCCCAGTTGCGGCCAATGCCATCGACCAAAGGCAAAGGTGCCCGTGCGTTTTGCAGCGCGCGCAACTCGTCCAGGCGCTGCATGCCGATGGCGTACATCGCTGTGCCGGTGAACGTGAGCTTCTCCAGCTTCTGGCCGCTTTGCCGCGACTGGGGTTTGCTGGCAATAATCGCCAGGTCACTCCAGCCGCCGTCAGTGGTACGCACCAGCCCGGAATAGGCAAAGCCTCGGGACAAGCCAAAAATAAAGTCGCCCAGGACCATTTGTTGTCGCATCAATCACCTCCTGAAGGGTCAGCCAGAGCCACGTTGCGCCGAATGCCCAGAGCATCGGTGACCATTGGCATGCACTGAAACTGCAGGGCATGGATTACCTGATTGACGACTTGCTGGGCATCGGCCGGGTTGACGCCGGTGATCTGGATGCTCGGGGCGAGGGTGACTTGCACATTGTCCGTGCGCGCGGCATTGAGCTCTTTGCTCACCGCACCAGGCGCGGGCAGGCGATCATTTGTGCTGAACAATTTCTCGCCAAGCCAGGCGCCCGCCTCACTGCCGAGCAAGCCGCCAATTGCGCCACCGACGGCGGTGCCGACACCGGGGAAAATCAGCGTGCCGATGGCGGCACCGGCGGAGGCGCCGGCCCAGGCGCCACCGGCCGTGGTGAGGCCTGCACCGACAGCTTTGGCGTCACCGTTACGTACGCCCTGCACCACGTCCATAGCGGTGTCGACGTACTTCAGTGGGCCGAGGCGACGGGAGGCGGACGACTCCAGCTTTGCCAACGCTCCCGACAACCCGGCCGTCAGGCCTTTGGACGTGCCACGCGCCACGGTCCGGTTTGCCGCAGGCGCCGCATAGGCAGTAAACGAACTCACCGGAGACTGGGTAGAGGCTTGCGCCGCTCGCTTGCTGCCGAACGCAAGCAGTGGTTGACCCATGACATTGACCGGGAGCGAGACCTTGGCAGCAGGGGCGGAACCTTGCGATTTGATATCGGCCGACGTTCTGACCAGGCTGGTTTTAACCTCGCGTGATCTGGATTGACGGGTCTTTTTGCTCTTGCCGCGTGGCTTGCTTGCAGTGCCCTTGGGCCGCGCTTTGTCTTTCTTTCTGGTGGTCTCGCCGACGCTTTCAGGCATCTGCGCGGCGGCTGTTTCAAGTGGGCCACGAATATCCGCTGGCAGCGCTCCCGTGCAGCAGCACTCCTTGCCTTTGCCCGCATCCTTGTCTTTGCCTTTGTCTTCTTTAAGCCACTTGGCGGCGGTCGGATAACGGTCGGCCACCGCATCCAGCGCGCGGCCGGAAATCCTGTCCTTGGCCTTGTCCCACAAACCGCTGAGCACTTCCTTACCGACGAACTTGGCGGCATCCGCGCCTAACTCAAGGCCTTGGTCGGTCCAGGAGCGGGGAACAGGCTCAGGCTTCACCGGCTCGCCCGTGGCGATTGCGGTGCTGGCATGGGTGGACTGGGTTGCCAGCGAATTTCCGGTAATAAACAGTGTGCTGGTGAGCGTCTCCAACGCCTCGCGCAAACGGACCTGCTCTTGTGTCAGCGTGTTGATGTCCACACTGACGGTAACCAACGCCGAGGTCAGCTCATGCTGCGGCGCAGGCTGGGGCACCGAATCCAGGCTGACAGGCGCTGCGAGGTCTGCACTAAAAGGTGCCAGCACACTGCCAAGGTCCGCATCGCCAAGCAGCCACAGCTTGTCTTCCTGGGCGAGCCGCGTTCCAAATTGACTCTGTTGCATCCCGCTTACTCCTGTTTAACGCCAAGGCGAGTGATCGCAATGTCGTAGCGGCGCAATGCTTTGCCGGCGTCCCAGTCGAGGATCTCCGCCTCATTGACCGAGTAAATCAGCGGCACCACATCGAGGATTACTTCGATGTCGCGCTGCGAAAGAAGTCCGCCGGTTGATTTAAAAAATCGTCGATGCGCTCCTGCAGTTGCGTCCAGTCGGGCACGGTGAGGCCGGCGAGATCGGGGATCATCAAACCGGTGCAATGAGCGGTGATGAATTCGGCGCGTTCTTTGTTGGTGGCGAGTTTTTTCATCACCTTGGTGGCGCGCAGGGCGGGCATTTCCAGGGCCAGTTCGGTCAGGCTGCCACCGGCCGCATCGAGCGCCAGCAACAGCTGGACAGGCTGGTCGTGGCTCCCCTCGTCAGGCTGATCGAGGAAGAACGACGCAGGGCGTGTCGACATGTCATGTACGTACTGAGCGATGCTCACGTAGTCCGGGCGCTTGAGCTGATCGAGTTCTTTTTCCGACAGGCCGGTGGCGAGTTTCGCCAGTTCAAAAAACTGGTCGTCCTCGTCATCACCGGCCCGGGCCAGCGCGGCTTTTTGCGCGGCGTAGAACAGCGGTTTGAGTTGAATCTGCTGGATCGTCGCGCCAGTGTCGGCGGTGATCGGAGACAGCAGAATGTGCAGCGGTGGCATCCAGGCCATGGGGCAATTCCTTGTTAAGCATCTTTGAGGTTAAGCGCAGTCAATGTGGGAGCCGGGCTTGCCCGCGATGCAGGCGACTCGGTATGTCGGGTGCACCGAGGTGATGCCATCGCAGGCAAGCCAGCTCCCACATTGACCGTGCCCGCTTCGCCTTTAAGGCATCAGCACCGCGCGGCGTGCATCGCCGAGAATGTCGACGCCGTTGAGCACGAACTTCTGGGTGCGCACGTCGATGTCGATCACCGGAATGCCATTTTCCAGGCGGTTGTAGGTGCGGCAGGACAGCTCCAGGGTGGTGGTGACCTTGTCGCCCATCTTCAGCTTCGCCTCGGCCAGGGATTTCAATTTGCCGCCGACGGTGTGGTAGGTGAAGTAGGTTTTGCCGTCCTGATCCTGACCGGCTTCTCGCACGTTCAGCAGGATGTCGTCACCCAGGCGCACGCCCAGGGCCAACATGATTTCCGGGCCGGCACCTTGCAGCACCAACGTGGCGCCGAGCACCTTGCCGCTCTTGGCCATTTCTTCGGCGATGAAGCGCCCGCCGGACATGGGCTCCATGTCGAACTCGATCTTCGGTGGGGTGAACTCTTCCACCGTCGCGGACAACGGCAGGCCTTGAAGGGTGGCCGCAATGGCCTGTCTTACACGGTTGGTAAACATTAGAGAACGTCCTCCAGGAACTGCTCGATGATTTCATCGCGGGCATTGAGTTGATAAATCATGTGTTCGTTCGGCGCGTAGCGGCCGTAGTCGATGACGATGAACCAGGTGCCGTTCTTGTACTTCTCGACACTGTTCAATTCCGGATGCAGGTACACGCTGCCGCCGGGGATGGTTTCATCGGCGACCAGGGTTTGCAGCCAGTCGTTGATGCGCTTGACCTCCTGGTCCATGAACGACTTGGTGAGGTTCTTGGCCATGGCTTTCTGGCCGGCCTTGACCAGCTTGCGGCTGATGGCATCTTCCAGGCCGACGTAGCTGATGAACTTGCCGGTGATGGAGCGGTTACCCAGCAGCGAAAAACCGCCGAGGATAGTGCGCGCGTAGTAGCTCACGCCGTAACGGTTGAGCAGGTCGCCTTCGGTGGAGGTGTCGAGGATGTTGTACTCGACCACGCGGGAAACGTCCTCGGCGAACGTCACCTGGTTACCAGGGCTTTCCCATTGCTTGACCTTGGCCAACGCGGCGATGGCCAACGAGGATGGCGCCAGGAACACGTTTTTCTTCGCCGCCTTGGAATACACCGACGGCAGGTTGTGCACCAGCAGGCAACGGTCGAAGCCGAGGTCGGCACCGCCCAGTTCGCCGCTGTAGGTCACCTGGTCAGCGACCGAGAAGTCCTTGCCGTCCAGCACCACACGGGCCTTGACTCGCTTGCCAAAGGAGGCGAACTCACCGGCCACGGCCTTGGTGCCGGTGAAGCCTGGCGCGCCGATGATGGTCAGGTCTTCCGGGACGCTGCTCAAAGCCGCCAGGCCCAGCTTGCGACCGGTGGTTGGCTCGTTGCCGCCGATCACGTTATTGACGGTGTCGGCCGGGGTTGCGCCCTCCTCCACGATCACCACATACACCGGCACTTTCACCACTTTGAGGATCTGGTACACCGCCTGAAACAGCGTGCCCGATTCGGCGCCGGTAGGGTCCAGCAGCGCCTGAGTAGTGAAGCTGTTGATGCGAAACGGCGCGTTTTTCGGAATCGACGCGTGGGCATTCGGCGCGGTGCCGACCAGGCCGATAACGTTGTCGCCCAGGCCACCCATGGCCTCGGGGGATTCAGTGGCATTCACAGTGATGCCGTTGTGCTCGAAGTTCAAAACCTCAGCCATGATCAGTCAGCCTTCTTGGGGGTGGAGTTGAGGACGCTGGTCAGTTCCAGGCGGCCGGCGGTGCGCAGGGCGGATGCTTCGACGTCGAGCAGTTCCAGCTCCTCGCCGGCGGTGGACCAGTGGCCACCTCCGGTGGGGAATGGGATGAGGACGGTGTAGGTTTGGCGGTTGAGCATGGGTGGAGTTCTCCGAGTGAGAAACGCCAAAGCCCTGCGTGAGGGGCTTTGGGGAGGCGAAAAAAAACCGCTTTCGCGGTGGGTTATTTCAGGAAGGCTGGCTTCTGGGGCCAGGCGACTGCGTCAGGATCAGCCCCTTGATCGGGGATATCACGCAAGCCCTGACGGTAGGTCACGAACGCCGGGCGATCCTTGTCTGCCATCGGGTAGTCAGGCATGGCTGCGTAGTCGCTGGCCAACAGGTCGGCATCCCGCGCCGCACGGATAAGTTTCCATTTGATCAATGGGTGAATGTCAGGCAGTACAAATTCAGGTTTCATCAGTATTTTCCTTAACCCAGACCCAACAACGTGCCCCAATCGGTGGGACGCGTGACGACACCCGTACAGGCACCGGCCAGCATGACGTCCACCGAGCCGGTGGTTGAACTGCGCATCGGGTGGATATGCATGTAGTTGGCAAAGTAGTTGTCGGGCATGAGCAGTGCCGAACACCAGCGCCACTTGCCCTTCTGGTTGCCGTTGGCCCATGCGCCTTCAATCGTGCCGTCATTGACGCGAACGAATGCGCCCATGGTCATGCAGTTGTTCAGCGGCACGGGAGTGGTCCCGCTCAAACGCCCGGTATCAATGCAGGTGGGAAACGCCAGCCAAGGCAGGGATTTGCTATCGGACCATTTCATTTGCCAGACATTGACCGTGTTTCGCCAGTAACCCGCCGCCCTGATGTCGAAATCGGGAAATTGCTCGCGCACATCGGCCTGCACCTGGCGCATGAAATCCACGTCTGCGTCGAGGCGCCCGGCCGATTGCGCCGCCTGGGTAATGGTACGCACGTTGGTGGCGGTGACTTCGCTGTGCACCAACCAGCCATCAATCAGTTTGCCGGTGGTATCGGGCACCATATGAAAGTTTTTCGTAACGGCCAGGCGCGGCAAGCGACTGTTCAGGCTCAATAGCTGCTCGTCGTATCTGGCCTGCGCCTGCGCCAGTGCCTGGTTAATGTCGCCAATCTTGCCGGTCACGACGGTGGTCAGCGCATTTGCTGCGCTGACCACAGCCGCCAATTGCTGTTCAGTACTCAATGTGTGAACTCCTTGTAGTGCATTGAACGGTTCCCTGACCTTTCTGAACCGGGCCAGGTTTGGACTCTGAATAAACAGTTGCTACCCGGCCTTGGCTTCCAGTGCCATGACCCGAAACAACACCGAGACGCCTCTGGACATGTTGTCGATGCTGGCAGCCGACAGCGAAGCCAGCTCTTCAGTCAGCAGAATATTGAGGTTCTCAGCCCCCACTACTACCGTCACGCTGTCCGCCGGCAACGGCGAAATATCCAGCGTAAACTTTTGCAGCACCCGTGCCGCCGACGCTTTATAGGTCAGCAACTTCCCCGCCACGGAATACACCGCCAGCAGGGTCCCACTGGCGAGGTAAAAACCGAACTCGCCAATCTCATACTCGGCCTCGCCGTCAAACAGCGCGGCCATCCTGAGTTGCCGCTCACCCAGGTCCTCGTAATCCACAATGGCGACCCGTTGGCGTTCATCGCGCAAGGCTACTTGCGCGCCGTCCGGGTTGTAGCGGCCAGTACCGGCGCCGATGTGGGTGATCTCGCCTTTCAAGCCCTGGTTCTTTGCCTGCAGCACTTCATCCAAACCCTTGGAGGTGAAGCGCACCAGGCGCGTAATGTCATCTGTCATGGCTGCGCCCTGAGGTCGTAGTCGTTAATGGTGTAGTGCTGGGCAACCCCAGCGCTGTTAAGCCGGGCAACCAGCGCAACGTCCGGCAGCGCTCCGTCCAGGTACAACTCGCCGTCACTTAACGGCGCATGGAGGACCTGAGTGAGCGCAAGCCGCCCTTGGGTTTCATGCACGATGGTGATGGTCGCCTGGTCACGCTCGCTCTTGGCCGCGTTGATACGGCGAATCAAACGATTGTGATCACCGCTGGACCAACTGCGCCCAATGATGGCCTGCACGTCGAAGGTGTAGGGCATATCCCTAGGCCGCTGCTGATACCAGGCGCTGATGTTGGGGGTGAACCCCAGCGATTCCACCGCATGACTCAACGCCTTGGGCGTGCCAGCCTGACGCTGGATCTGCCAGGACAAGGCCACGGTCAGGCGCTTTTCGGTTTCGCTGGCGTCGGCGTCCCATTCACTGACGCCGCGGTCGGCGGCCAGGTAAGGCAGGAATTCGCCCGGGGTTTGCAGTGGGTTCATCAACGCCGGAAACGGTGGCATGACCCGGTCGAGCAATTGCCCGAATCCCACGTCCAGGGCCTTTTCCAACGGTGAGCTGTTGGCGGGCAACAAACTCGCTGTGTGCTCACTCATAACGTACGCACCTCCACCTCGACACCCGTGCAGTACGGGGCCTGGAAGGCGTTACTGATAATGGGTTCGAGCGGTTCAACGATCTGTAACTGCGCGGCACCGGCGCTGTGAATCGCGTAGTCGATCCAACTGGGGTCTACCCGCCCTTCGAGGCGATGACAGGACTCTGCGTAGTCTTGCAGTAATTTCTGCGCCGCTACCTGAGTAAGCCCCGAGTCCGGACCGGCGTTGATCTTCGCGACCACACGGATTTTGTAACGCAGGATTTGCGCCGCTTGCACGCTGACCAGATCTGTCTCCGGCCTTACATCCGGCCGTGCGAAATGGCGGCGAACACCGTCAAGCAAATCCGCAGAGGGCGTGCCGTCGCCTTGGCGAGAAAGCACCGTGACCATCACTTCACCGGGCGCTGTTCGACGAGCGTTACCGTCCTTGACCTGCGCGGCATAACCGTCGGGGTCAAAGGTGTAGCTGACCGTCACCACACCGGGCGTCGCGCTTTGCACCTTCACCGACGGCCGTTCACCCAAGGTAAACACCTCTCGCCGATACTGCATCCGCGAGCCGGCTGCCGGGGCATGGGGTGCCAGGTAATAACGCAAGCGAGCGTCGTCGTCACTTTCCAATGTCGGCGGCACCGGCGGGAACGCCGCCGGGTCGCCTGGATCGAGCACTTGGCGCTCCAGGCCCATATCCGCCAGGCGTGCATCCAGGTTGCTGCCGGTGGCCCACCACGCCAGCATCTGCTTGATACGGGCATTGTATTTACGTTCGTGGGTTTGCAGCCTTACACAGAAGGCTTCCAGAGCGAGGGTCAGCAACTCGCTTTCGTTGTCGAGGCTGACCTTGAGTTTGGCCGCGCTTTGCGGTGCTCGGGTGGCGACGTAATCGACCACAAACGCCTTGAATTCGGCCAACAACGGCTCGAACTCATCCACCGCGATGATGGCCGGTTCCGCCAGTTGGTTCTGGCCGGGGATCAGCATGCTCATGTCACGACCTCGAAGGTTTGTTGGCGGTTTTTCCAGGTGCCGGCGAAGCGCAACAGCAGGCCGGCACCTTGGCGGGTGGCGACGATGACCTGGGGTTGAAAATCGCCGATGCCGTTGTGGCTGTTGTAGAACGCTTGCGCGGCGTGGCTTTGGGCGAGGATCAGCAGGTCGTCGCCGAGGTTTTGGCCGAGCAGTTGCGGGATCAGCGAGCCGTACAGCGGGCGTTTCTGCCGAGTGCCCACGGGGGTGGTCAGCGCTCGGGTAGCGCGCTGCACAAATTGCAGCCAGTCATCGACGGCTGCCCCGGTGTTTCGATCGATGCCGAGCATGGGATGTCCTTATCGCGGGCTGATGACGCGGCCTTGGTGATCGACCAGCGGGCCGCTGAAGTGCGCGCCGCCAGCGTCCAGTACCAGGCGGGTGCCGCCGATTTGCAGGGTGATGTTCTGGGCGCCCATGACCAAGCTGGCGGCGCCGACCTTGACGTCTACCTGTTCGCGCGAACCGCTGAACGTGGTGGGGCCGTTGACCCAATTGAAGGTGTGGCTGGCGTCGTCGTAGTCGCTTTGGGTGCCGTCCTGATGGCGCCGCCGGGTCAATGTGGCAACGCTGGAGACCGGCGGAAACTGACTACTGTTGAGGCCGAACAAAGCCACGGACTGCCCACCGCCTTCGCCGCCGCCGTAATTGAGCAACAGGCATTGTTCACCCACAGACGGGATACGCGTTTCGGTTTGTGCGCCTGCGCTGGGGTTGAAAAAGCGGATCGCCGGCGTGAGCAAATCACCGTGGCTGACCTTGCAGGTATTGCTGGCGGCGTCGACCGACTGACACGTGCCAATCCGACAAAAACTTTCGGCGCGTCGATACAGGTCTTCAAGCTGGGCTTCCATCTCTGCCAGACGCTCGACAATCGGCCCCAGTTGCATGCGTAACAGCGCGTCGAACATGGGCTACTCCGCCAGTGGTTTGTATTGGTCGGGATCGTCGATATCCGCCACTTCCCAGGTGCGGGCAAACAGCGGCTGGCCGGTAGGATCTGTGAGTAACACCGGCCCGATGTAGACGGTCTGGGTGAAGGAAACAGTCCAGGTGTCGTAGTCCGTTTCTGCTGTAGTGGCAGCAACCGGAGCAGCGACGATATTTATCGGCAAATCACACTGGGCCAAGGGCAGGCCCCAACGGTTATCCAGCACCTGGTCCATAAGTTGGCTGGCCAGGTCGCAGGCATCAAATGGCAGCGCACCCGGCGCCACCATGGCCCTGAGAGAAACGGTCAGGGCGTGCGCCTTGCGCCCTTCACGAGAGCGAATACCCGGGCCATTGCCTTCGACCGTGATCAACACGCCGGTTTTATCCAAGGCGCCCTGAAAATCCTGGTGATTGCCAACCTTCAAGTCCGGGAAGGCCGCGTGCAGCGCCGCGCTAATGGCAAGGGGCAGTTGGGAGGGTTTTTCGATAAGGGTCATAGTAAGTAGCGTCCTTGCAACGATTACTGCGGGTCTTGGCCGGAGCCTTGGTTGACCCCGATGCGCTTGGCCGCCCAGCGTTCATAAAGGCCGATGGCGACATCGGCACCGGCCATTGCGGTGAGGCAGCCGATGGCGCCGGCAGTCCAGATCGACATGCCGGCGGCGTAGCACAGCATCAAGGCTGAAACGCCGCAGACCATGCAGGCGCCGGAGCGCAGGGCCAGGCGGCGGATCAGCGACCAGCCACGTGCGCCCTCCTTGTCGGCGCGCCACATTTCGCCGGAAACTCCGCCGATCACTGCCAATACGATGACCAGCCAGATAGGCATTTCCGCTAACGCTTGTTGTTCATTTGTCATGTCACGCCTCCTGGCTGAGCACTCAATAGTCCATTTTTCATTCACACATGCTTCGATAGGTCGGCATTCCAAAAAGCCCGGTCGCCCGGGCTTTTCAGTAATGATGTCCTCGAACGTTCGGCGCTACTGGCGCGGTACGGTTCTTTCCTCAATGTTTTTCCGACCACGATCCCTGTCTGCCGGATAACTGCTTCTGGTGCTTTACGCTGCACACCCGGGTCAGTTGCCAACCCTCTGAACCGTTAAGGCCGGTTCATCGCTGCCTGTTTTTTAAAGCGGTGTAACTAAAGAGCGTCGGCATCCTTGCCGGTGTTGCCTGGCATCCCTGCCATCGCTTCGATGGCGTCCTTGCCGATGTTGCGTGGCTTCCTTGTCACTTTCCCTGGCAGCATCCTTGCCGCCTCCACCACCTTGTTGGCTGGCTTGAGATGGAGAATATGCATGTATGCATATACAGTCAATGCATAAATGCATTTATTTTTACCCTAGGAATGCATCAGTGCATTGGGAGCCAGATAGGCCAGGGGTCTGCCGGTTTTTTAAGGCCGAAAAAAAGCCCGCACATGGGCGGGCTTTGTCTTACGCAAGGAGGTTAACGGGCGTACATGCCCCACCAGAACACATGGCCGAGGATGCTGATTTGCTCATCCTGGATATCCTGGAAGCTGTAGTCCTCGTCCGGGTGCTCATCGCGATTGAAACTGCGCAGGCGAATCCCGGAAGGCAGGCGATAGAGCTGTTTCACCCGCAATTGGCCGTTGTGATTGATGGCATACAAGTCGCCATCGACGATGTCGCCAATGCCGCTCTTGCCCGCATTCACCCCGACCGTCGCGCCATCGCGCAGCACCGGCAACATACTGTTGCCACGCACCGTCACGCATTTGGCCTGATCGAACTGCACCCCGTTATGGCGAAGGCTGCGCTTGCCGAACCGCAGGCTGGCCTTCTCGCTTTCCTCGATGACGAATCTTCCTGATCCAGCAGCCAATTCAACCTCGCGCAGAAAGGGGATCGACACCTCGTCATCATTAACGGGCGTGTCGTCGTCCCACAGGCTTAAGTCCTTGAGTTCCGAATGCATCGGGTCGCGCCCGTCATCGCGCCCAAGGCCCAACGCCGCGCGCCCGCGCAGGTGGTCGGTGCTGACGCGGAAATACTCGGCGATGCGCGAGATGTGCTTGTCCGACGGATCGACGATCTTGCCGCTGAGGATCCGGGAGAGTGTGGATTGAGGCACGCCGGTACGCCGGTGAAGCTCCGTGGGGGAGATCCGGTCGCGGTCGAGTAGCTCTCTTAAGACGGTTGAAACGTTGCGTTTTTGCATAACGGCGATAGTGCCGGGAGTTTTTGGGGTTGGCAAATGCTAAATTGCATATTTTATGCAATGGCAGAAAGTGTTAACCGACACGTCGGTAAGCAATTGGGGTCTGGGCACTCGTTAATTTCGAAGTCCGAGAGGCTGGTATCGGCCAGAAGCAGACGCTCAGTCTAGGGAGGGTTAGCGGCAAAAAAATGACTTTCAAAAGCGTCTGGAAAATACGAGGCGATTCACATTACACCTGAAAGATTGGCCTATTAAAGTGCTCCAGTCACCTTGGCCAAATAATGCGCAATCGATCCAATGTGATAACCAGCCGGCTCAGATTCATCGCCCCAACCACACTCTACTTCCTCCAGAACCTTTTCATTGATAAGCCACGTAATCGGTATTGGTTGGCCACTTTTCAGGAAATAGGCCAGTAAATAATAGTCCCCGCGATCCTGATGACTGAGGGAAGATGTCCCGTTACGAGTGACAATCGACCAAAAAAGTTCATCAATCTCGGGTACCTGTTGGGCGCTAAAGTCGTATGGCCTTCCTACCGCACTTTCCCACGCATAATAGGATAAATATGACTGCATATCGGAGACTTGAAGGCAAACCGGTAAGATCTTACCAAGTCTGTCGTGCAAGCGGTCAACATCCAGTATGGTCTCGCCGTGTATTACGTCACCTGAAATAGGTAAGTGGTAGCTATAAAGCTCACGACAAAAACGCAACTCATCAAGCAGACGTACAACTTCCTCATCGTAAACGCCAATTCTAACATAATAATTTTCGACATCTCTAGCGAGTGCACTGTGAGAAATCTCTCTTACTTTTTCCAGTTGGAAATCCGTATTAAGTAATACATTGGCAGACAACGCACTAAACAATGAATAATAACATGCGTAAAAAGAAAGATTCTTCATTCCTTGGCTGAGAAGGGTTTCAGACTGGGTAAAATAAAGAACTGCCAGCGAAATTTTCTTTGATGCTAGATAGTGTCTAGCGATCCATTCTGCGGTAACAATGGGATCGTTGACTCCTAATATTCTCTCTAACTTCTCGTATTGTGCTCTAGAGAAACGCGCCACTTTATCGCTTGGTCGGCTGTCTCTTATAGCAGAAAACTCACCGTAATCTTTTTCGATTTGCTTCAGAATGGATAGTTTTGCCACGTTTGATTCCTGTCATGCCTGACGATAGGTTCCGATGTGCGCGAAGGTACTACGATTCAACGCAAAAAAACTCACGTTTAAGATTATAAAGAACCGGTCCACCTAGGCGGCCTCTGCGTCAACATATACGTGGAGGCGCAACCGGTCTGTAATTCGACACTTGCGTGCTGGCGCAACCGCAGGATTGCGCCAGAGAAACCATGAATGGGCTAATCGCTCAACATCTGCACTGCATCGAACGCTTGTCGGCAGACGAGGTCCCTGGCTACGTCGCACAGAGCGCTAAGCAATCAGCGGACGTGCGACTATCTACAGACTCGCGCTTGAACCGTCAGCAAACCTCAAATGGCGGAAGTGGGATGAGCCAGCTCGAGCCGTGGGACGCGCTTAACCTGCCGGCATGCGACTATATACAGACAGCCAATTTTCTCGCGAGCATGGAAACCGGCCTCTGTCTCGCAGATTTGGGGCGCATAGCGGATCGCGCCGAGGGCTTCGTCTTCGGTATTGAAACCTTGCGTTCCATGGATTACAGCGCTATCGAGGGTTTGTACCTGTTGCTCAACGACACTGTCCAAGCACACAGTGAGGCGTTGAAAGAATGA